ATTTTACATCGGAAATAACATGGCCCCCACCCTGGTCAAGTAATTTCTGGACATCCTCGTCGCTATCGAGTATGACCGTACGAACCTGACCTGGACCTTCTGCTCGCGGAAGGGAACGCGGCTCGACAACACCTAAGCGGGGTGTGCGTGCGGCATGTAGAGTCATATACTCCACTTGTGAAATCGCTTCTTCAAATGCGCTGACCTGATTACAGGCTTGGTTGGAAAACGTGTTACTAACCCGTTTCGGGGGTGCGTGATGGTCAGTTGTGACAGCGTTGCCAGTCAGGCGACACAACCTCCACTTCCGCAAAATCGGTGTTAACCTTTGAGGCTTTCCTCAGGTGAGTGTAAACCACCCCAGCTGCTGGCGGATGACCTTGGCAGCCTTGTGATTTTTCTCCACCTCTCCGTTCTCTCTGACCCAACGCCTGAGCATGGAGAGACCCGGGTACGGGCAAAAGAACTACAGTGGTAAGGCTCGTGCTTGGTTTTCGCACGCTACCTCTCTCCACCCAAATTTGTACATCAGAATAGTGAGCTCGTGTATGGGGTTACCTGCCCCTAGATTCCATCACCGTCTTTAGCGACAGCGACTAAACTACTGCCCGGTATACAGAGCAACACATTTCACTAAACCTTCACCTACATCTATTCCAACAGTTCTATTAGTCCACAATAGCGACAGTTTCACTAAACTGATAAAAACAAGGAGCTTATCCCTTGGCATTGGTTATTCACCATGACCGACTACATTGCTAGGTGAGAGAAGACGTCGACTACGGTCGATGCTTCTGCTGCCACCTCGGAAACGGCTGCCATAAGCGCCGACCCTCTAGCAATCCCTGTAGCGATCTTCGCTGGTACCTTATTGACCACAGACACAACTTTACCTAGACCATCGATATCTACTGCATTCTTAGTAGTTAAACCTTGAACGCTTTGACCGATGATCTCTGACCGTACAATCAGCTCAAACGCAAACGACTGCCCATTAGCAGACGCTGGCACGCCAGTAACCATAAAGGCCATGACGGGAGAGCCGACTCCATAACCAAACGAACTTATTGATCCAGAAGACCACAAGTAGGTTTGGAGAGGATCAGTGATACCATCCGCACTAGTGTAATCCCACTCTTTGTCTTCCTGAGCGACAGAACCGAGCGTGACCCACTGGCGACCGAAGTTACGCACATCAGTCTCACGGAAAGTACCCATAATTGCTGTGTTAAATTTCTCCATATCCACGCGGTCCGGGGTGTACAGGCCAAAGACCTGTCCGGACATGTTGAGCTCTGTACCAATATACTTGATGCGGAGTCCAACCGTGCAGATACGCCCTTGATTCCTCGTTCCAGTGGTATCAAAGTAGGCGTAGGAATATCCCGACGGATTGTTGGCGTTTGAAACACCAGGAGCCGTAAGGTTTATCGAGGTTTCGTCGTAGGCGGACTGGGTCCAAAAGACAACGGGGCTATCGTTAAGAAACGTTGGCGTAACAGCCACGAATCCGATGCCGTTGACGCCAATCGAACCAGTACCTCGAATCAAAGAAGAAATCTTCTGTGAGGGTCTACCATTGCCATATGGGATGCAGACCTCATCGATCATCCCAAAGGGGTCTCTACCTGCCGCTTTGAGCAGGTTGACCGAACACATCTCCATGGGTAAAGAAAGTCCAGACTGCGCGCGATTACCTCGCATCTTCTGTTGTTTCTTCTTCTTCCCACGTTTTCCTCCGGAAATTGCCTGATAAACAGCTTTATCCAGGGGAGATGACCGCGACAT